GATATCCTCAGCGTGATTTTGTATGCACGTTCACTGTGTTTATAAGCATACGCCTGTTTGATTTTACGAAACATTTTGATCAAGTTGAAACTTGGTGCGAATGCATCCCATATTGAGTGAACATATGCGTGGCCTGCCTGGGTACACATTTTTCCCCTGATACCGTTCATTTTCTTAACAGATTCGTCTGCGAAAATACAGTAAAGTTTATGTTTCATCGTTCACCTTTAAGTTTTTGGTGGGCTCGGTCGGACTCGAACCGACAGATGCTCTCGCGGCAGATTAAAAGTCTGCTGGGTTTACCAATTCTCCTACGAGCCCATACTCAATGCTTTTACAATTTCATCAACAAACTGTTTTTTATCTGCTAGTTTCTTATAGTTTGACCATCTTACTCTTATCGTTTTCCATCCCAATTCTTCAAGATATTTGGTTCTTCTAATATCACTAGCAGCTATCCGTTGATCTAAATAATGCTGATCGCCATCAATCTCTAAATCTATTTTCAAATCAACAAAGGCAAAATCTAGTTGATATATTCCTATCTGATATTGTTCTTCGTAAATTAAGTTGTTTGAATCTAGCACCGCTTTCCAGTATTCTTCAGGATATGATCTTCCTTTTGAGTAGTGATTCAGCTTATAAGGAACCATGTGTGGGTTTTCTTGCAGGAATGCTAAACGACTGATTCTTATTTTATCTTTAGTTTCTTCTGTATGAGTTTTTCCTGTATGACTGTTTTTTCTTTTTTGTATTTGTTCGGCAGTCAATTCTGGTTTTGGGTTTCCTAATGCTTTGGCTTTAGTATATTGATTAGCTCCATTGCCCCTTCGATCTGCCATAGCCTTAAGCCATTTTTCAGTCTTGGGTTTTTTTCTATTATCCATATCAATGCTCCGTTGTGCATTGATATTTATACCTATTAGAGCATTTAACTTAAAGTCGTATGCTCAGCCGGAGAGCCTATAACCCTTAGAATTGGTACCTGCGGGTAGAGTTGAACTACCGACCTTCGTGTTATCAGCACGATGCTACTACCACTGAGCTACGCAGGTATAATCTTCAATGCAACGGTATCGGCAGTCACACATGCATTCTTTTAACCGATCCGCCCTATGTCATCAGGTGACTTCAATCGGTACCGATATATAGTTGGAGCGCCGGATAGGAATTGAACCTACTACCCTTTCGGAGTGGATTTGCAGTCCACCGCATTACCGATCTGCCACCGGCGCATTATTCTAAAGTTTTGAGGCATACATCGCGGCACCGATACCAGTGCTTAGAACGATCACTGCCCAAATAGCAACAGTGACAAGAGGATGTATCCTTCCGCCCGGCTGAATTTCAAAAGAAGGCCGGTCATGCCTGTTACCTAGTTGCCGGGCCCGTCTGTAGAGAGGGTCAGCATTGAGATAGTCTGTAGATAGTCCCATTTTATGTTCCTTAAATTAAATAAATTGATAGGGCTTGTTCCACTTACCGATGTTGATGTCAACATAGTAAGCGATGTCAAAATAGTCAATTTCTGAACGAGTATTGTTGTACCAGCCTGCACTCTTGAGAGCAGCAAATGCTTCGGTCAGAAACTCCTTAGCAACACCATCGTAATGCTCGTGGAACCAGTAAGGATTCACTTGCTGACGATCAGAGCCAAACTCAATCTTGCCGGACTTGAGAGTCAGCACGATGCTTGAGTGATGGTCTACTGAAAGGCTGCCTTTAACACCGAACTTCTTAAGAACAGGCTTCAAGTTAGAAGCGATGATTGCCTTCTTTTCGGAATTCATATAAGCCATCTGAGTAACTCCGTTTGTGTGTGTCTGTCTATGATTCAATATAGCAAACCGAATACCCGAAGTCAACCGAAAAATGACCTTTTTTAAATTAAGTGATGGGAGGCAATGTGTAAGTGAGAACCATCCAATCAGGATGTTTGTATGTCATATAGATGACATATGCGTTTGATGCTAATACGAATAGCAATAAACTTGTGGCCAGCATTGCTGGTAAATGTGACTTATTCATGTGTGTATCCTCTGTGTAAGTGTGTCTATTTATATTTTCTCTTGTATTCTAGATGATGCTTCATCGCGCTAGCACAGCTAAATTGATCATCCTTTTTGAACGGGATTCCATTCAATGTAAATCTTTTTAGGACCCGATCGCCGTTCCACCACATACGCTCAATCTTTATATAACCGAGGTCTCCGAGATTATTCCTTAACTTATCGTATTCAGGATGATCTACAGTTGAGTAAGAAGTGCTTCTTACGGGTCCATCTTTTATGATGGCCATAAATTCTTCTGGGGTTGGATTAGCAGGATCCTTAGCACGATGATACTCTGTCACTACAGAGATGGATGTTATAAATTCCGGATCTATCTCAAAGTTCATAATGTCAACCTGTGTATTGGCGGAGAGTGAGGGATTCGAACCCTCGGTACCCTTTGAGGGGTACAATGGTTTAGCAAACCAGCCCATTCGGCCACTCTGGCAACTCTCCATAAAATTGGAGCGGGTAGAGGGAATCGAACCCTCCTCCTAGCCTTGGCAAGGCCACGTAATAACCACTATACGATACCCGCATTAACATTGGCGGAGAGGGTGGGATTCGAACCCACGGAGGACTTTCATCCTCGCTGGTTTTCAAGACCAGTCTCGTAAACCACTTGAGTACCTCTCCATATAGATATTTAGTTTTTGTTACTGTTACTCTTAAAAAAATGGTGGGGTATCCTGGAATCGAACCAGGCATGTCCAAAATCGCATCATTGGTGTGTCATTTGTGCGTTACCACAAAAGCTACTTAATGTCAAGACCCAAGTGGGGCGCCACTTCCGATCCGGCCAGGATTTTTGACATCGTATTCACTTCCCTAAGGATGACACATAATTGGTGGGGTATCCTGGAATCGAACCAGGCATGTCCGAAGACGGGGGATTTACAGTCCCCGGCATCACCTTGATGCTTCTACCCCGTTATTGGTAGTCCCTACGGGTGTCGATCCCGTTCCTCTACCTTGAAAGGGTAGCGATCTAGCCAGCGTAATCTAAGGGACCATAAACTTGTTAGAAGAATACACTCTGCTCTTATACGCCCGTGCCTTGTAGGGCCGTTAAAATATAAGTAAGTGTATTCATCTAATAAGTTTATCACAATGATAAACCTCTGAGAAATGCAAACACTTCATCTTCTAGCCGATAGTATTTTTGATGCGAGATTGGATGTCTGAGTGAGACATAGAATCCGTTACCAAATTTTCGTATCTGACCGAAGCCCGGATATCTACCTTGCCCAGGAGAACGATTGTTCCACCGAGTAGGTCGACAGTAGGGAAAAGGTTTACATTCATATGTGGTGCCGAGTAATTCAGCACATTTTTCATAGAACATTTTTTCCTTTCGTCTAAATGATCAAAGTCGTATAATAAGTTTGGTGCGCCTGATGAGATTCGAACTCATACTTGACAGATTTTAAGTCTGTGGCCTCTGCCGGTTGGGCTACAGGCGCATCTTTAACTTATTCGCTCTAATATAATTTCCTCCTTTAGGAGTAAGTCCTACTTTTTGTAGGGCCTTTCGTATACTACTACACTCTTTTAATGCTGTCAATAGTTCTTCGTCACTGACCTTAATTTTTCCTGTATTAATATTTCTTCCTCGCCAGGTAGAAGTCAGAGCGTGACAATTACAACATAGTAACTTAAGGTTTTCTTTTATGTTATTTCTGTTGTCACCGTCGATGTGTTCTAATTCTAGAGGAATTATTGATTCCTGCCATCGGGTCAATCCACAACCTTCACATTTATGACCTCGTTCCTTGATCAAGGCTTTTTTGTGACTCCCTGGTCCACCGTATTCAAATTCAGTTGAAGAATAATTTTCTTTATTCCAATTCATGCTAGCTTTAGCATTTTCACTCAATAATAAGTATGAATCTTTTGCAGATGGTCTCGCCCCTACTTCGTATGCTTTTTTGGTAGAAATAGAATTTTTCTTTTTTATCTCTGGGCAACCTGAAGGTCGTTTAGAACAGCATTTTTTACCATTCTTAAGCAGATACTGAGAAGGCTGTCCGCAGCCATAATCACAATACATAACAATTCTCCTATTATGTATTTATGCTTGGTAGACAAACTTTTCAGTTAAAATATTTAACGATGTCAAAGAACAGTTGATCTCTCAACTGTCCTCATCTTACGACATTATATAATGGATGTCAAGTCTTTTTTTAATTAATCTTCAAACTCAACAGGAACAGGCAGGTCGATCAGGTCATGTTCACGATCAAGATACTTCATGTCAATGTGGACTGGGTCCATTTCCTTGAGTGACTCTACTACAGCATACGGGTCTAAAGGACCGCAAGTATAGACATCTAATTGAACCGTCGCAGGGCTAATCTCGTCCCAGATGTGCATCACGATATGACTAGTTTCAATGATCGTAGCACAGGTAAGTCCACGATTGCCCTCCATCTCACTATAAACAGCATAAGGTCCCATAAGAATCTTCATACCAATACGGTCAATCAATGCTGGCATCCATATCTTAGATACCGTTTGAGGACACGTGATTGGTTCGTTTACTTCTGCACGGACGATGAGATGTTTGTGAAATAAAGCCAATGTAGTACCTTTCTGTAAGAGATTATATTTATGCTAATATTAAAAGAAATGGTACCCGGTGACGGGATTGAACCGCCGACATTCTGGATGTAAACCAGACGCTCTACCGCTGCGCTAACCGGGCATAATATTTTACATCAATCGGGTATTGCCGTAATGAACGATCTTACCGGAATGCTGCGTATCATCAATCTTTCGCCAAGGATCAATCACGACCGACTTAGCAGGGAAGTTCAGTGCCTTCACATAATCATCCCAGTAGCCAATGAGATAGACATCAGTAGTGTCACTCTTAAAATCTAGGTCACCGGTGTGTTCATCATAGTAGTTGACGGTTCCACCTTGTTCCTCAATGTAATATGCTACGAGCATAGAAGAAGAACCATTCGTGTAATGCACGCCGGGCTTATAAGCCTTGCCAACAATTGTAATGTTCTTTCCATAGTTAAGAACAGTCATGGCCATGTTCTCAGCTTGAACTTCTCTTGCTCGCATGATGCTATCAAACAAGTCATATCCTAGATCAAGTTGTTCTGCCATGTAGCGTAGCGCGATATTATCACGCGGATGACAGGCTCCGCCATCGCCCATACCTGCTTGCATGTATGCTGGACCAGTAATGCGGTAATTTGAGCGAGCGAGTGCTCCTGTCACAACATCAACATTCATGTTGCCATTCTTTTCAGCGACATCTTGAATCATGTTGACGATACCAACTTTGGCAGAGATGAAGGTGTTATAAAAAATCTTGATAGCTTCTGCTTCATCCCAAGTACCAACTTCGTATCTTGGATCGTTCTGCATGAATGTCTTGTAGAAGTCAATCAGTTCCTTCGCATCACCTGTGATAGAACCGTCATCAGTACCGACAATTACCATTTCAGGATTCACCATGTCCCACTTGATAGTTCCCATTGCGATGAGATAAGGATTGTAGATGAATCGTGCGTTGGTGATTTCCGGGCGGAGTTCTCTGCGAATTGTTCCAGGAAGAACAGTGCTGATCAGTACGACGAGTTGTGTCGGGTTAACATACTTGTTGACTTCGGCTAGAATCTCTCTAACAATCGTATAGTCAAAGTCCTTGTTAGGAAGATGACTCGTAGGAGTCTCGCCACCATAGACAGGATCGTGTGGAGTAGGAGCTGCGATAAAGATTAATTCTCTACCTTCCACTGCTTCTCTAATGGTATCCTTCATTGGAAAAGTTGGATTTCTCGGTGATACATCGTACCCAACTACATCATGCTTCTCTGCCATCATTTCAGCACAGTCTTGGCCTAGCTTACCAACACCAATCATCGCAATTTTTTTCATTTAGCCTCTCATTAAGTTTGTATTGATATTTACGCTCAAACAGCCTGATCAATATATTTTTATACAGCAGTAACTATATCATTGATTTTGTTTAATGATAGCCTCAGTGCATTTTTCACCATTTCGGTATCAAACACCTTGAAGTTATGCTCTACTATAGGTTTGACCTTTCGTCTGAAATCTAGAAGTTGTTCCGGAGTCCATTCACCGATATTTTTGATCAGAGAATCTATGCGTTGCATTCTTTCTACCGGATCCTTACAATCATCATAAGATTCATCCCAGAAATCACTAAAGGTTTTAAAACCTAATTCACGCAGATACTTGAGAGATCCTACGCCGCCTACGATAATAAAGGGGTGTTTCTCTTTGGCTTGTTTGAATGACTTTTCGGTTAAACATGTATGTTCTTCGTAGAAATGGGTCTCTGTTATAAGACTGATCAGACTATTTTGATAAAACGGTCTAGTTGTAACCTCTAAATTAGTAAACAGTATCTTATAGAGATTGGTTTCACCGTCTAACACTAATGGCAATTTAGAAGCAAATCTATCTATTACCTTAGGTGTTATGCCCAAAGTCGTATCGGTAATTCCCCCTATATTACGATAAGTTTCTTTGAATCCTATTCCGGTCTCTTCATTATGAAAACTCAGATAGCTTCTATCCACTAGATCATGCTTCTCTAACAGTAATGCTATATCAAAGCGATGCTTTCTTGTTCTTTTGTTCCAAGACAAGAAAAGTTTTTTAGGAACGGTTTCACTATCATAATCAGGTTCACTTATGCTTTTAGAGACTACATGCACTGTTCCCCTGACATAAGTCACTAAGTTCATCCTATCAGTAGCAGAGATACCTCTACCTGAACAGTATTTGGCATACAAATCTGCACTGTTTGATGATCCAGTGATATATATAATTTTTCTCAAGGGGATTTTGAGATGAGTAAAATAAGAATGCATATGATCAAAGTCTGTATCCCGTATTCCGTGACCTTCCCCTGAAAAATCAATAACGAAATAACCATTATGATGTTTGATACAGTTTAAAATATTCGCTGGGATACGCGAAGCCTCTAAGATGCCTAAATTTTTGAGATAATAAGTTGGAATAATATTTCTCCAAGACAATGCGACTGGAAAAACAAACAGACTATCATCGTTCTCACTAATTGCTACTGAAGGACAAATCTCAAAATGTTCATTCCCGTGAGAGAAAAACTGCTGCCAAGTCCAATCTGCATTCCATTGAGGAGGAATATGATTATTTTCATCAAATGCCTGTGCAAAACTCAGCACATTAGGAAGATAGTTGTTATCAGTGGGACCAGCAGGACCGATCCAGTTGTAAACTACTTTAATTTTCATCTGATTTCCCTTGTGCTATTTGTTCGGCGATCCAACGATAAGTCTTTAATATGCCCCCTTCTAAATCTTCATCAGGGGTCCAGTCTAATGTTTTACGCAGAAGATTATTGTCTGATGTTCTACCCATGACACCCGTCGGTCCAGGAACATTATTGATTTTTACTTTTTTGTTTGCTGCCCTAGATATTATGCCCACAAGTTCATTGATAGATACCTGGCGTTCGCTTCCTAAATTTAGCGGCGACGCATAGTCGCTTTCCATAATTCTGTGTATGCCTTCAATACACTCGTCTATGTAAAGGAATGATCTAGACTGAGTTCCGTTACCCCAGACTTCTATTTCATCCCCTTCGTTTGCCATTGCTACCTTTCGGCACAGTGCAGCAGGAGACTTCTCTTTGCCATTATTCCAAGAACCTTTAGGTCCAAATACATTATGAAATCGTGCTATACGGGCATCTATGCCGTAGTTCTTAGCATAATTCATATACAATCTCTCAGAGAATAACTTCTCCCAACCGTATTCGCTGTCCGGGGCTGCTGGGTATGCTGCTGATTCTTCTAGGCAGACATTATCTGGATCCAGTTGTTTGTATTCAGGATAAATACACGCAGACGAGCTATAAAACACTTTCTTTACATTGTGTGCTATCATCGCAGATACGATGTTTAGATTGATAGACGCTGAGTTGTGCATGATATCTGCATCATGTTTTCCAGTGAAAACATATCCAGCGCCACCCATATCTGCCGCCAACTGATAAATCTCATCAAAAGATTCTTGTATAAACAGCTTCTCTACATAATACTTGTCACGGAGATCACATGATTGATAAAATCTATCTGCTGATGAAGTAGTGTATTGTGGCTTTTTTAAATCTGCACCTACCACATAGTGACCTTGTGCCTTAAGGCTCTCTACTAAATGTGTTCCGATAAATCCACCGGCCCCGCATACCAATATTCTTTTAGTCATGATAATACTTATCGTCTATAGATACTTCAATATAAAAAACGATTCTTCTGTTGGATCATCAAACACGATACAATTCTCAAAGGAATTTCCGATTGTTGTCAGCAGAACATGATAGTTTCCTGGATACTGAGATTTCAATAGATTTACATCGTTTTGGTCAGGGATAGGAATTCCAAATACAATGGGAACGGTAAAGGAATTGTATCCTTTCCATTCTTTAAGCTGTCGTATCTGTATTGCCATTTGCCGGTGAAGATATTTTACTTACAACTTAGTTAACCACGCTTTACCAAAATTCCTGCGGCGAGCGAAGAAAAGTTGTTCACAGAATCTTTTTAGATTCATGTCTTTGTCTTCTGGAAAATCAAATTCATATTCAGCAGGAGTATCAATATCACATTGTCCTTGTACATACCCTACTATATCATGTTTAAACTTAATTATTTTAGGATAGGATTTGATATTAACATGGTCTATCAGATAGTTTCGTTGCAGGGTCATCATATCTTGTAATAGCGATTCTTCAATGACGAAAGTTTTACGAAGATAAGACTCTACTACATCTAAGATGTGGTCATGTTTATTTTGGCTACTGATGTTGATGATTGTTGAATAGATCAGGTTGTGTCCGTGAATCTCAATGCCTTGAATAGGAGGGTGATTGATAGCACCTTGTTCTCCCCATCCTCGAAAATACTTTGAGATACGTTCTACTTCTGAATTTAGCCAGAAATCAGTTTTGATATGTTCAAATAGTCCTTCATAGAAATCAGCGTATTCTATTCCATACAGTTTATATAATGCACGACTGATGTAATTGGTGATACCGTCAATATGAAAAGTATTCTGATACCAAGAATGAACCTGTGCTTGATTCATCTTCTCGGGAGTAAGGTCCCTAGTAGATACTACTACTTCAACGCCTTCACGCAGTTCGTGTTCGTTGTACGTTCCTACTAGATAATCATATACAATTTGCCCCTTTAGATCATACTCTTGCTTCTGGGTAAGGTTCATCTCTGCATTCTCAAGCAACTGTGCTTGATATACAGTAATACCAGTATGGTTACCTGCTTTATACAATGCGTAGAAGTTATTCTTCCAAGTTTCAAGTGTTTCCCCTGGCAGGCCCAAAATCAATTCAGTAAATAAAGGAATACCATTCTCTTCACACAGTTGGAATACTTCTTCAATTTGGTTCATTCCCAGATTTTTTCGTTTAATGATATCTAGGGTGTTCTCATCCATTGTCTGTACTGAAAGATTGAGACCAATCTTGTTGCCGCCTTCATTCATCAACACTCTGACGATATCAACGACTTCTTTCTTCTGGTTTTTTGCCCAAGCCATGCCATATGTCTTAGGATTATTGTATTCTTTCTGAACAGCTACGAGTTTCTTTGCAATAGACATGTCACGTTCAGGAAAGATGCCGAAGTTAGCATCAGTAAAATGTAAATAGTCACATTCCTGTTGGCCCGCCCAATCTAGTTCCTTAAACACCCGTTCTATGTCAAACTTCTTTACTTTACTATAGGTCAGACTTCCCCAGTCACAAAAGGTGCACATATAGGGACATCCGCGATTCGTTTCTACAGTAACGTTCCAGTTGATATCTGGATTTTCTCTGACAAGATCATCAAAAATTCCTGTAAGGTACGGGCTAGGAATGTCATCTAACTTTTCTATTCTTACAGCGGGTCCAGTGTTGATCGTCTTGCCGTTATCATTTACCAACAATCCTTTGATATGAGTATAATCAGGATTCTCTTTAAGATGTTCTTCTAGGACCGCAGTGAAAGACCGTTCCCCTTCCTGGACCCCACAGACATCTATATACGGAAACCGCTCAAAGAAGTTGGGATCGGATACCGGCGGTTCCGGACCTCCTGCCATTATAAACACGTTAGGATTGGCTTTTTTTAATTCTCTACCGACAACATGATTGTAAGACCTATTCCATATGTATGTAGATAGCACAACAATATCGCTATCCATGAGAGATTCTATTACAGTTTGTATATCATCGCGTCGCCAGATGAACCCACCTAAGGAGTAATTATCTCTGATATTTTCAAATTGTATCGCATAGCTCCACAACACGCCGGTCGTATAAGGAAGATAATACGCATTAAATTCTCTTGGGCCTTGTTGAAAATTAGGGTTGACAAAGGTCAGTTTTTTCTTTTGCATGATTTATTTATACTATATCCAAGCAGTGTGCTAATTCTTAAATTTGGTCGGTATCTAATAAATGGTCGGGAATGTAGGATTCGAACCTACGACCCTTCCGTCCCAAACGGAATGCTCTGGCCAGACTGAGCTAATCCCCGATATAATGTTTGGTGGAGAATAGCGGGATCGAACCGCTCACCTTCTGAATGCAAATCAGACGCTCTACCAAATGAGCTAATTCCCCGTTAAACTTTACAAGATATTTAGCGATGCAACAGCATCACGAAATATAAACTGGCATCCCCAGCAGGATTCGAACCTGCGACCCACAGCTTAGAAGGCTGTTGCTCTATCCACTGAGCTATGGAGACGTATGGTGCCCGCACGAGGGTTCGAACCCCGGACCTCCACATTACAAGTGTGGCGCGCTACCAGCTGTGCCATACGGGCATACTAGTATATATCTCACTGCATGATAAATATTAAAAAGTGAGATACATATGGAAAACTTCAATAAAAAACTTGCTACTATCGTTACCAACATTGTCGGAACAATGTGGTGTGCCTATGCATTTACGCTACTAGCGATGGTAAGTCTGCCTGCAGCTATCCACGGGGGAGTAGCAACACTCATCACATGGATAGCTCAGACATTCTTACAACTAGTTCTACTAAGCATAATCATGGTAGGTCAATCAGTGAATAGTGAGAAATCTGAAAAAAGAGCAGAAGAAGATCATCGGATGATCATGCAAGAATTAACAGAAATCAAAGACCTTCATAACGACATACATAAACTTCTACAAAGCAGAAAGTAAAAATTGGCTGGACAAGTAGGACTCGAACCTACAACAACCGCATTAACAGTGCGGGATTCTACCATTGAACTATTGTCCATCATAGAGATATTTAATCAAGTAATCTAGTTCATAGAAATAATTCTGCTGTGCTTAGGCACACCTGCAAGCAGATAATCCATTTGATCAGCGAGAACATGTCTATTCTGTAAGAGCAGATGTTCGTAGTGATTAGGCTCGTATGGAACATAGATCAGTTCCATCTTCGCTTGTTTCAGCGTCAGACATCCTTTCTTTTGATTACAAGGCTTACACGAAGTAACAACATTCATCCACTCATCTGTGCCGCCATGATATCTAGGTATGATATGATCGCGACTCAATCCAGCGTGATTAGAATGATGTTTGCCACAGTAAGCACAGACGCTACGATCTCTAGCAAATAGCGTCTTGTTGGTCAATATGACCCTGTTGTGTTTGCGGAAATCAAAACCGATGCCTTTTACAGCGATGATGCTCGGAGTTTCAAGATAACTCTGGGTACCATTCTTTTGAACTCCTCCCCGGTATCTAGCAACTACATCGCCTAGAGACCAAGCTACTAAATTCTTCGCGTGATAGGTGATTGCGTCATCGTGTGAAACCCAAGTCCGGGGTATACCTGAGATATCTAAAGCCAATACGGGCATGATTACTCCTGTTTTCTGTGTCTAGTCTTTGATTATTCCTGTAGTCCAATTTTCCGCAGTATCTTCTGCATACCGAAGCGACCTATCAGAAACATCAACTGTTCTATGAAGGATCTCATCTAGATACAGATCAACAAAATATTTGTCACCATTCTCTTGGATGACCGCTACTCGGTTATGATAGATTCCGTATCCAAAACTTTTGTCAATCTGTTTCATTACTGTTATCCTTTTAAAGGGTGATGGGCTAACCGTGACCCATCTCGTGCCTATTAGGAAGCAAATCCCATATATACTTATGCTTAAATGCATATGTATATATATTTGGTGCGCCGAGAGGGACTCGAACCCCCAACCAGACCGTTATGCTTACCACTATAGCTTTCGTTACTCGGTCATATAAAAGACGACCGATTTGTGGTCTGGACTATACCTTCATCATATCTTACGACTTAGATGGTGACCGTCTAGTCTCTACACCTTCCCTTTGCAGGGCTTGGCTCGGGATCGCCATTTGAAAGGGTTCCCCGAATTTGATCACTTACATCTATAATGTTTCCATCATAGAGGCCCACATATTACAGTAAGCGGTCGGCTCTAACCAATTGAGCTATCGGCGCGTAATTATTTGTGAAATTCACCGTATACACAGTGCATCAACTCGTGTCCTATATATTCAGGCTCATATGAGATGATAGGGTCAATCATGTGAATAGTACATACATCGTAGTTGGGCTTCTGAAGGACGCTGAATGCTTGGACTCTATGAGCCCTGATAGCACTATATTTTGGGTCAGCACCGATGTGCGACCTTACTGCTGCTTCAAGTTCGCCGTATGATTTGTATGTTACTACTATTATACGAACATCTTTGCGTTCAATCGTTTTTTGTAAGAAAACATATCTGTCAACTCCTTCATTAGGATTAGCAAAGGATACAGACGGTGTCCATATGGACAATAGCACTGCTAGTGCTACGAATATTTTTTTCATTGGGTGACTCTCTGTGTGTTATAGGCAAAACCTATGACACTATTTATGCCACGATCAACGATGATCGGCTAGTCTTTATCAAGCTTTCTGTGTTTTTCTATCAAACTTGCATAGTCGTCTAACAGAATGTGTGCTTTGTGCAACGCACTAAAACTCTGTTCACATGCCGGAAGGGTGCCACCTGCTGCTTGGAATCCGGCAAACCAGTGTCGCAACCTTTTAATCTCTTCAACTGTATGCTTGACATATGTCAGTGTATGCTTATTCAGATCATCCTTTAGATCAGCTTTTCTAGACATTTTTCCTCTTTCTAAAATAGTGTCACGCTGTTGGACCCGCTGTCTTGTTCCAACTTTTCCCTTGCGGGTAGCGAGTTCCCCTCTTCGCAGTCAGGGCAGCGTGAATGTTGGTAGACAGGGAGAGGATCGAACTCTCAGCAAATCAGTAATCAGCTGACCAAAGGGATTATAAGACCCTTGCCACCACCAGATGCCCGTCCAAAATCGTTACTGTTAAACTACAGAAATAAACTTGATATGTATTCGCGATTAATTTGAGATGCTGATAGAACGTGAACCACTATATTATTCATAGCCATTGCACTTTCTATTTTGACCTTATCTTTGTTGATCAGGTAATCATTTTTTGGGTCTAGAAACACATTGTATTTTGGAATATAAAAATCTGGGATATATCTACGGCGTTTACCGTTATCATTCCATACATATCCTTGCCTTACTTTTTCCCACACTATGTTCAATTCATCTAAAATTTCTGCAACACTCACTTCATAAGAAGATTCTAATATTATACCTGGTTTATACTCAACATTCTTAGAATATTTTGAATGCTTTGCTAACCTAGAACAAGCTAGTATTGAAAGAGTTTCTTTTGTTTTATCAGAATGATTCCATCCCGAATAATCATTCTTGGATTTTGTCTCTCTCACTTTGTCGTTAAGGCTTTTTACTCTCTTATCAGTTTCATCCGTAAGACCAAAGTTCCATGCCTTTCTTGTTCCGTTCTTATATCCATGATTAGGATCAAAATCAATTCCTCTAATCTTTTTTATTTTAGGACCATCGCATGATAAATCATGCTTCTTGAAATTTGATTTACTAATTTCAATGTTGCATTTCTCACAAAGCAATTTTGTTCTAATCATGGCATTTCTCCTGCTATGATTATTTATCTTAGATTAGAATTAAGGACACCGCACTACCGTTGAGCTACAGGACCGTAAACTTTTGGTGCCCCGGGTCGGACTCGAACCAACACGCCTTGCAGCGGCAGATTTTGAGTCTGCTGTGTCTCCCATTTCACCACCGGGGCATAAATACTTGTATGAACTATTTAAAATTGAATCTTCCTAAACCTAGTGAAGAAATACTTGAGTCACTTAACCAAATAGCCAACAGACCAAAAACCGAAGAAGATATGGTTTATATAAACAATGTCAGACATTGGGTTTATAGTAATTATCCTAATGAAAAAAACTTAGCATTTTGTTCATATCTAGGCAGCAGCGAATTGACTGAGTTAGGAAGAAAAGAGTACGGTCATCTGTTCGAAGAAACCGTACATGTTGGAGGAATAAGCTTAATAAATGAGGATACCTCTATTGTAGCAAGATATCCCCCTCACACCGATCAGTATAGGATCACTACTTTGAATTACATACTCTCTCCTGGAGGAACCGAAGTAAGGACTATCACTTATAATCAGTATGATAAAGAAGGATATGCATTAGCTGCAGGAGAAATGAAATATGCCGGTTCTGAGATAGATCGCATCTACCAAATGAATGATCAATCATGGTATGGGCTAGATGTCAAACAATACCACAGTGTGGAAAACATCGAGACTGTTCGTTCTATATTTTCATTATCTTTCATAGGCATCACCCTAGATGCTCTATCTAAAAAGTATCCTCATCTCATTGAGATGAGACTTTGATTGGTACCACTCGTAGGATTCGAACCTACCCGCCAAGTTCCACAAACTTGTGTGCTTTAACCGCTAACACTAGAGTGGCATAGATTTAGTATCCGCTCCCGGTGAGCACTTCAACAATAGGAGGCCATCCCCATGCCTAGCTCGGACTCGAACCGAGTGGATATTTTGGTGTCAGAGGAAGGACTCAAACCTTCACTGGAACCTTTATACCGGTTGCCTCTATCTGTTAGAAAACCTCTTATATTTAAGAAACAGTCTAAACTTTGGGCTACTCTGACATATTTGGTGCGAGTAGAGGGACTCGCATTTATTTGGTGGGCATCCTCGGACTCGAACCGAGACGACATTACATCACTGGTTTCTAAAACCAGCCTGGCTACCATTACAGCAGATGCCCTAAATTTATTCGTCTTTTTTCATGAAGGAAAGATTATGTTTTGAAATTAGATCAACTATGGTCTTAGCTGAACCATATCGTAGATCCAATTTTTCTAAAACAGCATTAAGTGTATGCGATGACTTTATTGCATCAATCATGATTTCATCTGAGTATCTTTTTTTCTTGAAACCTTTTGTCAATCCTTGTAACCCTCGTCTCCAAGTAGGTGTTTGAGCATGACAGTTAGGACATAATAGTTCAAGATTTTCTCTTGTATTATCTTTTCTATCAGCATTTTTGTGCTCAAGTTCCAATGTTATTGGTTTACCTCTCCATTCAGTGAGTTCGCATCCTTCGCACTTATATCCGCGTTCTGCTATTAATGCATTTTTATGCTGACCTTTGCCTTGATATGAAAAGTCTGCGAATCTTTTTCCCGCATTCCATTTCATGTTCAATTTGGCATCGTCGCTTAACATTTCATATGCTTCTGTTGCAGATGGTCTGAGTGCAGACGCATATGCTTTTTTGCCGCCTGCTGAATTTTTCTCTTTAATCTCAGGGCAAGACGCAGCATTCGGACCGCACATCAATTTACCTGACTTGTTTTTGTATGCCGCAGTATTGTTACAACCGTATTCACATAGATCAGTTGTTACAATTGGTTCTGCTTTTTTGGGACCTGTTTTATTCATAATAGTGTATCCTTAATTGGGTGACACACTTATTTATCATTTAGTCTACCAATTTCGCCATACTCGCATTGTAATGGTGCCTAAGGATGGGATCGAACCACCGACGCCGAACTCTTCAGGATCGCGCTCTACCACTGAGCTACTTAAGCAGTAAATTCTTCCTCGTTTTTATAGAGGTGCCGGGATCCTCTACTGGTACGCACCTCTTCAGACCATGGACACCGAAGAATAGTAATCCAGCAACTAATGATGTTCTTAAGAAGAGAGTTTGGAAGAATTGCACTTCCCTAGGATACTGACCTATCCTCTCTGTCACTAGTCAGAACGACAGAATTCGCCACTAGGAACTCCCTTCCTAAAAACACCAGATCATACAAGACTTATTAAGAGAATGCATCGTGTCGTATGAGCTTTGAACTCATCTCTCCTATGTGACAGGTGTCCTAGCCAACTAGACGAACGAGCTACGGGGTCACATCTCCGTAGTGATGCATTCACTTAATAAGTCTAAACGGCGACGGAGAGAACCGGCTTCGTCTTTAATCTTGTGCACCTGGAAACGACACAAGCACCGTAAGACTTATTATTTTCTAACGATGTCAAAGAACGAGAGAACATCGCTGCTCTCTCTATTTTCTTAATGTATATGATACTCTGCCCAAAGTCAACCGAAAAATGACCTCAGCGTAAAATATCTTTTGGCGGAAGCGGTGAGATTTGAACTCACGACACCCGTTGTTACAGGTATTCCGAGTTTCCGGCCCGGTGCATTAAGCCACTCTGCCACGCTTCCTTGAATTGGCGACCCCGAGTTTTTCTATCAAAACGATGCTATGGTTGGAATATAACATTATTAAGATGCAGGGCCATAAACTTTGGTGGGTCTAGTAGGAATTGAACCTACCACCTCTTCCATGTCAAGGAAGCGTTCTACCGATGAACTATAGACCCAGATGCTTTTTAGCATTCTCTATATAATTGATAATGTTTTCTGCTCCTGCAGGATTCATAGAATGCACTGCATATCCAGGAAATTTCACGCCTTGATCGTCACAGAAATTCACAAGCCACTTAGCACAATCATATCCTGACTTCTCAGGACCGTAATCAGCGTGTTTACCTTGTGACTCTAGTAGCATAGCAACATAGTGTTGATCAGCAAGATCATGGTCAAATGACACGAATTCAGGAACACCGCGTTCTTGAATAAACTCTACAAACTCATCATAGTTGCGGACGATGTCATATCGGGCTGAAGGTAACCTGACCCAAGATGCATCACCTGGCATACGCACATCGTCTAGAAATAGATGATAACTCATTGTGTTTCCTTTGTTAAATTGGCACACCCGGAGAGACTTGAACTCCCGACCTTACCGTTCGTAGCGGTATGCTCTAATCCATCTGAGCTACGGGTGCATGAAATTGGCATACGCTGTAGGAGTTGAACCCACGCTGCCTGGGTTGGAACCAGGAGTGCTACCGTAACACTTAGCGTACATGAAACTTTCTGTGGGAGAGGAAGGATGGTCGTCCTCAATCACGCAACACTCACATCACCCCGTTGCGACCGATTATCAGTATATATTTGGATGAGGAACTAGGGTTCGAACCTAGGTCTTGAGATTCAGGGTCTCACGTCCTACCAGTTAGACGATTCCTCAATATAGATTGGAGGGTGATGAGAATTTCGAAATCTCGACCTACGGGTTAAGGGCCCGTTGCTCTGCCTCTGAGCTAATCACCCGTTATTTGAAAGGAATATGTGGCGCATCTGGTAGGACTCGAACCTACATGTGTCCATTAGCTTTCTCCTGTTTCGAAGACAGGCGGCATACAGATGCATGTTAAGGAGTTATGGTGCCGTCTAGAGGATTCGAACCCCTGACATTCACATTACTAGTGTGACGCTCTACCAACTGAGCTAAGACGGCATATTAATTGGCTGAGGGACTAGGACTCGAACCCAGATAATTCGCACCAAAAACGAATGTCTTACCTTTAGACGATCCCTCAATAAAGAAGTATATAGCATTTGAAAACACCGATGATGTGCTTTTTCCAGAAAGTTCAAAAGTCTAGGGGCTGTCGTTTAGATCAACGATGTTGTCAAATGATATAGGTTAGCCTTTTGTTGACAAGCGAGATTATGTTGTCCAGCATTTCGGACTTTCCCGCTTGCGAGGGATCACATTGTCCCTCACTGAAAGTTTTTACTCTCTGCGTTACCTCCGCAGATTTCATCCCTAACACCGCCCGTTCATTTTTTATAGTGCTTTGCAGCCTCGTTCCGACTTGCACTTTAAACTGGAAAACCCTGAGAGTCTCGCGATTCCCAGGGCCTAAATAAACTAAGTTATGATGACTTGTTTACTTAATCCCCGGACCTTTTGTTTGATTAAAGTCTCCGCGAATACTTGTTGGATACGCTGGCAATACTGATGCCATAGAGGTTTCTCTTACCCAGAGGCCATGTTGCTGCGATATCTGACAAGTAGTGTTCATCATAGTAAGTGTATTTAGTCCTGTAAATTTTTATGCTGAATTAACTACTGTTTTTTCGCTTTCTTCAGCTTATTTGTATCTTAGCACTGCTTTATGCTAATGTCAACCGAAAACTTATTGCAAGTTGAACTTTTTTTCCAGTTCAACATGTCCGGCAATCGCTTCGCTACGATCATGGTACCGGGCTAGAACCTCGGACTCTTCGGAACTAAACAAGCAGGATTCGTAGGTGTATCCCAGGTCGATTCCAGGCCATCGGGGCATTTCTACGGTAGACAGGGTGACAGTGGCTTCCTTAAACACGCTGCCGTTGTTGCTGATCATCTGAAAGCGGTTCATGATGCAAACTTTCTTTGTTTCAATCTCTATGATTCACTATAACAAAACGGGTAACCATTGTCAACCCCTAATTACAGAATTTAGCATTTATCGATCTTTTTTAGTAACCCAGTCTGTTTTAGCATGTAAGGTTTGGTAATTATGCTCACATATGATTTTGGCATTGTTGAGGAAGTCAGTGAGTTCTTCGGTATTCAATGACGACAATCGTTTAGTTTCTTCTAAAACCATCATCATGCGTTTCTGATCATTTTCTTCCTGATCATACGATTCATCAATGATACCGTCAAATGTTTGATAGCCGATCTTTCGTAGCATATCTAACGAATGTGGCCGACTCAGCAGGATAAACGGATGTTTCATCATGATAGGTTTAAATGTTTTCTCGCTTGCAAATAAGCCTGGACCTAACTCAGCATAAAAGTTTGTTTCACTTACTACACTGAAGTAAGTGTTTGCATAATATTCTTCAGTTGCAGGTGTTAAAAACATCAGAAGCTCTCCTAAATCTGTAGAATCTAGGTATAGCGGAGGCATATTCACAATTTCGTTTTTGTGAGGAATTAATGATGGTTCCATGGTTACAATTCCATCCCAGATTCTATTCCAATCGCCAGGTTCGTCCTGTCCGGACGCGAAGCTTACATAACCGGAATCTAGGAGGCCATGCAGCTTAAGCAAGGAGACGAACACTGGTCTATGCGGTCTCCAGCGACGATTGAAATTGAGAAATTTCTTTTCATATGGCTTATGAATTAACATTGGAAAATTACCTGTCGCTCGATATTTGGTAATGTAGTATTCATATATTCTGGACCATTCGCATTGCAATTCAGGTAGATTATATTTTGCTGCAATTCGATTTACTTCCTGATCAATGTCTGCGGACTCGCTCATTAATATGATATTTCCGGGGGGTATACTTAATTTGATCACCACCTCATTATAGATAGGTTCAACAATATGATGAAAAGCTTCATATGTATTGGATAGCACAAGAATAGTATTCCCATCACGAATCTGCTTTAACTCATCATCCGTTAAACACTTATGCACATCAACAAGAGAATAGTCTGCAAAAAACTCAATGTATATATAATTTTTGTCGGTTGGTCGAGTTGTCAAATTCCGATGCGGCGCTAATCGTTTTTCAATAGTACGGTCAGGCCCTAGAAAATAATTATTCATGTCAGACTCCTATTTTATATTTAGCGGCGCTACTGCATCATTACTACAAAGTAGCGAATGACGTTGTGTTAACCGAAAAATTAAAAAAAGATTTACATGACTAAATATTGTTATGGACACTCATCATCTACAAGTAAACCTCAACATCAACCCCTTGACCGACGCATTTGATATGGAAGAGCGAAGGACCGGACAATTCAGGCAGACCAAAGTTTCATTTGATCTCTTGAGCCCTGGGATATTGGATTTCTGCGAGAAACACCATCTAATCATGGTCTGGGCAGAATGTTTTCATACGCCGCCGGGTCGCGAGACTCCAATTCATATTGATGAACACGGTGGAGATTATACCAAATTGAATTATATCTACGGTGGAAGGGGCAGTACCATGAACTGGTATAGCGTGAAAGATTTTGCAAAAAACAAAGAGCCGTCGCTAACTGTCATTAACACTAAGTATCTTGCTTATGAACCAAATGAAGTAACATTGATTGAAGCTGCACCTTTATTGGACGGGTCTTCATATGTAATACAAGCTGGAACTCCTCATAATGTCACGAATGCAGATGAAGATCGTTTTTGCATATCGTTAATCTTCAAGGACGCTGACAGGAAGCGTTTTACGATGGCAGGTGCCAAGGAATTGTTTGCTGACTATCTAGTATGAATTTTGATGCGTTCTCTCACGGACAGATATCTAGTAAGCTATGGTTATGTGAAGAACTTGAAAGATTCATTCACGCTAACATAAAGATTGTTATTTTAGGTAGCTGGTACAATGTTTTGTCATTCATGCTTCTTACGCGGAACTCAAACCGATATCAATACATTTTAGGTATTGATAAGGATCCTGAGACGAAAGAGATTGCTGACAGAATAACCGAAGCATGGCGGATAGGTAAAGATAGCAAGGTCGAGAACAAGATAGCAGATGCAGCCCTTGAAAATCTGTCAGGCTACGACCTGGTGATCAATTGTTCCCCCGAGCATATGGAAAGCAATCAATGGTTTGAAAATATTGAAGAAGGCACGATGGTGTGCATTCAATCAAGTAATGTTCAAACGGCAGATGATGACATCTGGAAATGTGTGAACCCTAACCGTTCTCTGGGGCAGCTAAAAGCAAAATACCCGCTGTCAGAATATCTATTTTGCGATCTCAAAGAGATCAGATATCGTGATAACGGGTATGATAGATTTATGATTATCGGAATCAAGTAACGATCTTGTTAACCGCAGCAATCACTGCTGCAATCTTCGCAATATCCTGTACTTCCTTTTCAGAGAGGCCATCAAATAGCAGCTGGTCAAAATAGAGTTCGGTATAACTACTCTTTAATGTTACTGCGGCTGAAAGCGAATACATCACGAACTTAGTCTTGTCTGTTCCGGTGTATGCAACGGTGATAGCAGGAGTAGACGGGTCTACTACGCTATTAGCAAAAGAATAGTAGGTGTCAAGCATCGCTACTGATACAGCGGCAGTCTTGGCAATGTCCCTTTCATCTTTCCCGATCAATGGACCGCTCATGGAAATCTCAAATGCTAGACCACCGTTGCTCATCGCACAGGCCGCAGCCAATGCACAAGCATGTGCATCTATTTCACTAAGACTGCTATGCTTCATCGCAAGTTCTAGGTTAGTTTTAATGTCAATAGCATATGGAGGAATGCTACGGGTAACAGCATCTACCCAACTCATGATTGTTCCTCAAAGGCGATCATTGCCTCAGTAAAGCGTTTTTCAATCTGAACATATCCAGTCCAATCAATCTGCTCGCCGCCGAAGTATTCTAAAACCCGATTCAAAGCTGCTAGGTCGCTAATATGATTCTTTAGGTCTTCTCTTTGATATGGCTGGAGTTCACCTTTGGAGATAAGATTGTTTATATCATCCTTGATATACCGGGCAGATTCACTAAGCCTAGCAATAACGATCTTGTCAGCCATATCGTCATCAATTTTAATTTTCATTCTATTTCCTTTTTGCAACTGCATTGGTTAGTAGCTGAATGTCTTGAGCATTCCGCTTTATATCGCGTCGTAGCTGCTCATTGTCCGCTATCACTCGCGAGAGCCTGTCTGACAGTGCAGTTATTTTGGCTTCCAGAGTGGCTACCTTCTTATCAGGATTACCTTTAGGTAACTTGATTTCAGGTTTAGCCGCATCTGGATCGCTCTCATACATGCTTATATTTATCAGTTATTCAGATAGGACAAGATGTTTGCGGGAGAAGACTCACCGTATGGGTCAGTCTCACAGTTATGCTCAATTCCCGGCTCAATGAACCACTTCTCAATCGTTCCGTTATTAACGACAACAGCGTATCGCCAAGAACGGACACCAAAACCAAGATTGTCTTTCTGAACAAGCATATTCATGCTAGCAGTGAACAGCCCGGAACCATCAGGGATAACCTTGACATTCTGAATATTTTGATCTTCTGCCCACTTGTTCATGACGAATGCATCATTGACTGAGATACAATAAATCTCATCAATTCCTAGGTCCTTAAAGGCTTGAAAGCTTTCTTCAAAGCCAGGAAGTTGATAGGTTGAACAGGTAGGGGTAAATGCTCCCGGAAGAGAGAAGAGAACAACTCGCTTGCCTGCAAAGTAGTCGTAAGAATTTACGTCTTGCCAGCGATAGGGATTAGGTCCTTCAATGCTTTCATCGCGGACTCGGGTCTTAAAGACGACTGCCGGAACGACAGCGGGTAACTCTGCACTCATATTATCTCCTTAAAGTCTAAGTATGATCATTATATCAACCTGTATAGTATTTTCAACTGTTTTGGGTATCAATCATCATCATCATCTTCGTCCTCCTCATCAAATTCAGCATCCAAATCTATAACGTTCGTCTTTTCGTACTTTGCTTCTTAATAACTCTTGTAAGATGCAGAAGTAGCAGTAAATGCGTTCTTCCAGGCCCACTCATCAAGTACAAGTTGGTTAAACACATCTTCGGTAACATCAATGACTTCCTCAACGCTGAGTTCCAGCATGCGGATACCACGACCATATTCCTTTTCGTAGCTAACTGGACGAGAAGGGGCGGCCCTCATCTTAATGATGCTTTCTACGTCGCCAGTCTGTGCTAGTTCAAGATTTGCTTCGGCTAGCTTGATAGCAGCCTTCTTATAATCTTCAACTGCTTCGTTGAAGTCCGTGATATGCTTTTGTCTGTTAGTCTGCACAATCTTTAATAGTTCTAACCGATTAATCTTAACCGAATGCATGACATTTCTCCTAAAATCTTGCATAATATTTCCTAAAATTGGCGCGTCTGACAGGATTTGAACCTGCTATCTCGGGCTTTAGAGACCCTTGCTATGCCATTTAGCCTCAAACGCATTGTTTCTTATAATACTACTAATTTTAGTATTAATCAACTATTTCGGGCATCATCCTTGTTACCCCTGGCAAGGCTTTCAATCTTATAAACACATTTGATTAATTAATTCTTCATTTAGTCGGGCGGGTCTTCGCATTAAATGAATTCTTTTGCATCTTCACTTGCTGACTAATACGATTTTTTGTCTTGCCCTGAGCAATGACATGATTTATCAGTTTCTTGCCTGCTCCTAGATTATTAAGATTCATGGGTGTACCTCTCAATACTATTTATTGTCGGCGACAATCCACCCTAATTTAATTAGGTCTTCACGAATCTCATCAGTGACTACCCTTTCTGCTACATACCCTAGACTACCGTCTTCATCGCCATTACCCAGACCGCTGCCGATGCCGCTACAGTACCAATCCATGTAATCACCTTTGCCTAGCATATCGGCGATGATGCCACCAGCATAACGCCAGCTTGCACTCCAGGTTTTTTCTTGTAGAATAGGCCACACATCATTCTTGATGAACTCATTATTACACATAGCGGCATAAAGGTTTTGAGCATATCCGTCAGAAGCACGAGCCTTTTCTAGAATCCAATCAGTGGAACGAAGATCGTATTCCATGTTGTCCTTCTGCCATTCAGGATCTTCTGCCCGCCTTTCAGCCTCTGCGTTCCAACTGTCATAATATGCTACCATAGCCTTAACACTCTCATCGTTCTCAGGAGTCTTGCCTTCTTTGGCTTTTCGTTGGATATAACTGTCTCGCTGAAAAGTGTTCCTCTGAGGACTTTTAGACACCATGATATTTCTTTTCCTTGTCTACTCTTTGTTAAGGTAAGCTTGTGTAGAACAAGTTGGCCCGCAATATTCTTCTAGGTCGCCGGCGCCCCAAAAAGGATCACGATGATACAGGGTAGCTTCATACGGGACATCGTAGGGCGGCTTGCGTTTAGGAAAATGATGCCATTCCCTTTCTGATAGTTTTCCGCATATTTTACAAGCAGCGGCACTCATCCTTAATCATACTCTCCGGTCTTGAACCAAGCAAGAACCTTGCTCTTGTCTTTGTTGTAGTAACCGACGCCGACATAGCCTGACGGATCGTTGCGTCCGTGAAGCGAGGTCTTGAACAGAGTTCCTTGCCAAGCGGGACCACCTGCTGATTTCCACCGACCGCGATCATAGCGGAGCTTTCCAACAATCTCGCCGTCATACTTGACAGCAAAGGTATGAAAACGTTCATTAGGAAGATCAGCGAAACCGTCAAGAACCTTAGCGATTGTCCACATTGTGTTTTCTCTCTTAATGTCCATGATTCAATATAGCAAAACGGGTAGGTGATGTCAACCGATATTATGCCATCTGTCTTTCTTTTGTAGTTACCCAATAGACGAGTTGATCTATTTCTGTGCCGTTCAGATACCAAACTTTGGTGCCATCTGCATATTCAAATGCCGGTCCATCTTCTCGGTGAGGGTTGCCGTTCAGATACCATTCTTTGGTGCCATCTGCACCTTCAAATGCCGGGCCATCTTCTCGGTGAATTTTGCCGTTCAGATACCATTCTTTGGAGCCATCTGCATGTTCAACTGCCGGGCCATCTTCTCGGTGAAGTTTGCCGTTCAGATACCATTGTTTGGTTCCTCCGCGATCAACGTGCCAACCATTTTGCGTAGGGGAAAATAACATTGACCTTGGAACCTTACGTTAATTTAGTATAGTAATAATATCAAAGTTAGGCAGAATTGTCAACTACAAAATCACCAAAAATTTAAATCTTTCATTTATACCTATCATTGGATCCCGGAGCTCCACCTAAGACATCTGCAATCTGTTTTGACCAAACGATTTTACTGCTAACTTCACCTAATAGGTTTGTAGTCTGTTGTCTAATAGTAGCAATATCTAATATGCTAGTATCCACGAACTCATACCCATAATTTTTCATACGGGGTTCGCATCTAGTAAATCCCAATTCATGTTGCAAGCTACATTTAAAATTAGGGAAAGAACTGCCGGTACCAGCATGATATATTCCCTTTTTTACGACTTCGTTATGAGCCTTGATTTGAATGATGTTGCTTTCTAAGCTCCAACCTAGCATATCCCCTATGCCATGGATTCCATTGTCTCTCAAGAATATCTGGTAGCAAGTATAGTCATATCTATTTGGACTTATAATTTTAGTAGGTACCCCTTCAATGTCGCGAGTCCATGGCCAAAAATAGCAGCCTCCTAATACAGGAAAACCAGTCGTCTGTTCAAATAGCCAAAAATGAGTAGCTACGTGCGGCATCCTTATAGTATAAGGTTCTATATAATCTAAAAATTTACCACTCTCGTAAAAAGTTTTTACATCTAAATCAATGATTTTTTGAGTAATTCCATTTTCACGGCAGAATTTTTCACTGTAATACAAGTCATGTGTATTGATAGGATATCCGTTTGCCATTAATCTCATCGTGATCGCAGTTACTGGCACCCCGCTCGTGTGAAGGCTATTCAAAATGCCCTCGCTATCAATTCCTCCGCTATATAAGACTTCTACTGTTTTTGTCTGTCTATGACTTACATGATCTTGCATAATCTCGTCAAAAGAGAGATTTTCAGAGATTTCTTTTTCTAGGATTTCTAGGGTAAATTTATGATTTTTTCCGTCAGGATCTTTCTCAACAGTTTTCCTCATAAAACCGTCTTTGCCGTCAAACCACTCTGTTATCATTGTTTAAAAAGATCCACTTTTTCCCAAGGTAGATAATCTTTACCGAAATGACCGTAGTTAGTAGTTGAGCTATAGATAGGAGAGAATAAGTTGAAACGATTGATAATACCAGTCGGAGTGAGATCAACATTGTCAATAATCCACTTAGTTAACTCTCTGCTGTCACCGTCGCTCTCAACATACACGCTTGTTGGATCTCGCATTCCAATCGCATAACTCAACTGAATTTGAGCCCATTTTGCCTGACCCGATGCAACAATATTCTTTGCAAGATAACGAGCCATGTATGATGCTGACCGATCAACCTTAGTAGGATCTTTACCAGAGAATGCTCCACCACCATGCGGTGCCATGCCACCATATGTGTCAACAATGATCTTGCGGCCAGTCAAACCAGTATCACCATCTGGACCACCGATCACAAATCTTCCAGTTGGGTTGATAAGAAATTGCGTGTTGTCGTCAACGAGATTTTCAGGAAGGGCAGCCCGAATGATAGTTTCTACACCCGATCTCACATCCTCAATACTCACATCTGGATGATGCTGCGTTGAACAGACGATCTTATCAATGCGATTGACAGTAGCATCATCATTGTATTCCATCGTAATTTGACTTTTTGCATCAGGACCTAACCAAAGAACATTTTTGTTCTTTCGCCAATGTGATAATGCTTCTACGATAGTATGACTGTAGTAGAGAGGAGCCGGCATAAAGTTTGGCGTCTCATCACATGCATATCCGAACATCAATCCTTGATCACCTGCACCAAAGTTATCGGTGCCTAATGCAATGTCGTCACTTTGTCCATGCATAAGATTAGAAATTTGTAAGTTTTGCCAATGAAAACCTTCTTGTTCGTATCCGATATTCTTAACGACCTTGCGAATCAAATACTCCAAATCTAGGTTGTCAATTACCGGACCTTTGTATTCTCCTGCAATAATGACTTGATTTGTTGTAACTAGTGTTTCACAGGCGCATCTCATAAATGGATCACGATGCGACATAAACATGTCTAGGATACCGTCGCTGATTGCATCGGCGACCTTGTCCGGATGACCTTCGCTCACGGACTCGCTTGTAAATAAATATGTCATGGATACTCCTCTATATTATGTATGCTCTAAAGACTCAGAGGTAATATTTAATGCACCCAGCAATCACAGTTACAAGTGATCACATGCTCAATGGCAGCAGATACACTAGGACTTGCAGGAAGTAACGTGCTACTAATAAAGTTAGGATTTAGATTAGGTGGCAGATTAGTAGGATCGTATTCAGACGGTGGAGCGATGATGACAATGCTAATAGCAGGTCCGCTATTTACTGGACCGGCTGGCACTACTGGGTTTGCTACCGGATTAGGATTACAATCTAAGATTTGTGTTATATCTCCTGCTATATTAGTAGGGATTGATTGAAAGCCAATAGAAGAATCATAGATACCTAATGGTACTGGTGTAACAACATTACCGGTTTGATCATTTCCTGGCCAGGCAGGTAGAGTATACTCGTTACCACAACTAGGAATTCCGCTGGTTGCTCCATCAATTGTTCCGTTAGTCGTCACAGTCTTAATTTGGACAGGTGTTAGTTGATCATCTATATTGTTGTCTGGCTCAATTCCTAAATTACTGAGCCTGACTTGATTTCTTTCTTGTCTCATCATAGCAACAAGGCTCTGGCCACCTAGATCATTAAGATCACTGATCGCTTCTAGCGTTTGAGCAGCCATATGTGGTCTAGTGTCAGTAGAAAAGGTAGGGACCGAGTCTACAAAGTTAGATAGCGATGCTGGATACTGATTCTGAAAATAATCTTTAGGAATAGAAACTGGCGGGAGATTCGTGTACCTTGCTCTTTGCTCTCTAGCCAACTGATCTCCACATATATTCCAATATGTATTAAGATGGAGCGAGATGTTTGGGTTAGATTCTTTGATAGCAGCGATCTCTGAATTAGCTTGATCAATATAAGTCTGCACTGAACCTGATGTTATCACTGCGTTGTACAGTTGCTCATAGATGCTATACAGGTTGCTCGTAGCAAGTTGGTTGATTCTCTGTTGTATGAGTTGCCAAGGATAAGGTAAACCAGACATACAACCAAAGAAGTCCGAAAGGGTATACGACCCTGAAGGCCCGCTTCCTAACGAACATACTTGCTTACCGTAATCTGTTGCTGATTGGGCTGTAGGTTTATCAGTTCCTGCTACTAGGGGCAAATCTAGAGTAGTCTCTATTCCTTGAGCGACCTTAGCCAACTTAAGGATGTCTACGTTTCTAATGTTTTTGATCTGCTGCATCGTGTATGAGAAGGCGCCGGCTGCTACTGCTTGCTCATTTGGAAGAATGCCTATTAAATATGAATTGAATCCGATTGGCAACTCCGAATAGTTCTGCGGGGATAATGCAGTGTCTCTAGTCGGAGGAGTTCCTGAAGGAATTATAGTTCCCACGTAACTCTGAATAGCAGGAGCACTCAGAGAGGTATTTACTCCTCCATCCTGATAGATAAGATAGTATGTCTTGCTATTAGTAGGTCCGGGATTAGCATTGTAGATAGGCACGGTCAAAGATGCGTAGCTAGTAGGGAATAGTAGTCGTAGATTCAACAAGTCTGCAAGCGTAGTGATATTAGGGAGATTGCATTGCAGTATAGCGAGAATGTTTGTTAGATTCTCTCCTACAATGATCAAGAATGCCCCGTAAATCTGTTGTTCTATGAGTGCATTTACGTTAGACGCACTGCCGGTTGATATTGAAGTGATATCATTTCTAGTTAATCCTGCTGACAACAGTGCAAGGATGAGGTCTTCTGTCATCGCATAGTTTTGCCCTAAAGTAGCAAGTAGATTGGAGGGTAACCCGAAAGTCTCAATGTTCTTTAGATTGATAATCTTTCCCTGATTAATCAGGTCATTCCCGAAATCAAGTGTAGATAAGCTTACCCCTGCTATATCAGCAGTAATAAGATCGTTCATGTTACTATAAACACCCTGCATAAAAGTGTCAGAGTTGCCAATAGATATGATAGACTTATTAGAGGAGGATGCGGCTGAGTTGTAAGACAGAAATGATGAGCAAAACTCTTTATATTCAGGCGTAGATTGATCTACTGCATTCCCATTCCAGTTGAATTCATTCCATGCTTGTAATGCATGTAGTCTAATATAACCCCATTGAGTTACTGCTTTGTTTGGATTCGTCGTGTTATAAGGCAACCATGAAGCATCTTGTCCTTGACCAGTATTACCATATGATATAGGATATCCTGATGTAGCTGGTGCAGCCATCGCCGGAGTAACGCTATGCTGAGTAGCAATAGCTTGGGCAGTATCAGTCCAAACTCCTGCAGGATCCTGTGCAAGATAAGTAGGCGGAATAGAGTTGCCTAATGCAGGGATAGTATTTGCACCGATAGAGATAAGATTGTTGTAAGTCGCGTCAGATAGAACTCCATAACCTGCATTAATGGCACGGGTTACATTATACAAAACAGTGTCGTTAACTAGACTACCAAATGTATAATCTGCATTAGTCTTGCTTGATCCCATATAACCAGCAGATACTGAGTTGATGTTTAGGCCAGTGTTGTTTAACACCGACCCTAATACATTGATTCCTAATGGACTCTGAACGCCTGAATCTGCCATGATTATCCTTTAAGGTACGAATACATCAGGACTACCATCAGTGATGGGATGTCCGCACGAGTTACCAGATCCAACCTTAAGAACAGCTACCCCTTCAGCAAAAACAGTAGAACTCGCTGATGTTGTCTTTGCTGATTTGTGCGGGCCGCCACCATGTGGAGTTATATCACTCACATGTAATCCTACTGCAATGCCGTTAGCAAAAACGGTGCTGGCTCCCCTGACGATCTTGCCGCCACCGGAATCCTTATCACCTTTTCTGCTTAACTTTGCCATTCGTTATCCTAGGATCAACTTCTTAGTTGGGACTGCAAGTCCAGTTGTCGCTTCTATGTATTTAGCTTTCACGGATTCGTCGGTTAGCGCATAGATAGTTACGTTATTAATATTCAGTCTTGCAGGATCTTTGGGGTCTGCGGTAAACATACTCTGCATCAATCCTAATCCCTGTGGCCCAGGGGCAACTGATACTGGGTCTTTTAGTGATATAAGATGTTCGTCAATTGCAGTAACTTTTCCTAAAACCTCTTCACCTGATGTTAATTTGAACGTCCAAACTTCGCCTATAGTAATAGTCATTATTATTATTCCTTAATGATAAATAAAGTTGTAGTTCGCGGTGCGGAAACACCCAACTACTCTAATGCTTAAAGGAGCAATCAGCATGACTATTTATTACGTGTATGCCTATCTAAGAACAAAAGATTCTAAAACTGCTAAAGCCGGAACACCTTATTATATTGGAAAAGGTAAAGACAAACGGGCGTATGATCCGAATCACACAGTTAGTGTTCCCAAAGATAGATCCAAAATCGTATTCCTTGAAAGAAGCTTGACTCAAGTAGGAGCATTTGCATTAGAGCGAAGATACATTAGGTGGTATGGTCGCAAGGATATTAGTACTGGTATTCTCCTTAATAGAACGGATGGTGGCGAAGGACAATCAGGCGCTATACAAACACCTGAATCCAATCACAGACGCAGCATCGCTCTTAAGGGAAGAAAAATGCCAGAAGGATGGAATCAAGGAGAGAACCATCCTTTGTACGGAAAAACGCACAAAGAAAGTACCATAGAACTCATCCGAGAAAAAGCAACCGGCAGAATACAAACAGAAGAAACTCGGCGCAGGATATCCAACGCTAACAAAGGTTACCCGGCATGGAACAAGGGCATTCCATTATCCAAACTATATTCAGAAAAAGAACGTAGTATAAAATATGGCAGTCCCGGGGAAAAAAATCCAATGTACGGTAAGCTTGTTCCTAAAAAGGTATGCCCACACTGTAATAAAGAGGTGGACATACGCAACTTTTCTAGATCACACGGTGAACGTTGTAAGTTTAAGTGATTATGCTGCTTCTATCAGTTTTTCTTTTAGTTCTGTGTAGCCACCTACATATTCTCCGTCAAGAAAAATCTGCGGGACTGTTTTTGCATTAGGTACTGCTTCTAGGAGCTGTTCCTTAGTGTAGCCGTGACCAATCTTGCGTTCTTCAAACTCAATACCTCTTGCTGTCAGCAGGTTCTTTGCCGATAGGCAAAAGCTACAGTTGTCCTTACTCCATACGATTGCTTTTTGCATAGTTATCTCCTTATCTTTGTTTATTAGTATTTGTTGCTGCTATTGCCAATTCTAGAGTAGCCCAGTATCTTTTGAATCTCTTTGCGATCTTCTTTCTTGCGTTCGGCTTCTTTGAAGTTCTGAACAACATCCTCAACATATTTTCCAGCCATGAATGCTTTAGATTTCTTACCTTTAAGATTCCAATTGCCTACTTTGCCATACGAAAGACTTTTCATAGATTAGGTAGCTCATCATAGTCTAAGTGATCAGTGAGGATTCCGATTACATACGAAGTGCTCTCGGACTCTTGTAAAGCAGTTTGCTTCTTGCTTGTATCAGTGTGCTTGTTGAACCAAGGGATAGGAGTAGTCTTTGGTGCTAGATTCCAATACTTCAAGCCAATCTGTTTGAGAGAATCCACCGCAGTGTAATCTACAAAATCCTTAAGGATGTTAGCATTGAGACCAATGACCGGGCCCTTCTTGAATAGATAGTCAGCCCATTCCTTTTCTTCGCGGATCACATCTTCGTAAATCTGACGCACTTCGTTTTCACATTCGTCTTTGACCTTGGCGAAACGAGAATCTTCCTTGATGACTTGATTGATGATCCAAGCAGTCCATTCTTTGTGCAAGAGTTCGTCTTGTAGAATGAGACTGATGATATTACCGTTCCCCATGAAAATCTTGTTCTCGACCATCGCGAGAGAAGTAGCAAACGACACCATAAAACGAAATGCTTCAAGTGCGTATGATGCATGGAGTGCTAACCAGATGGCTTTGATGTGTTCGTGTTCTGATACTGCTATTCCTAATTCCTTCTTACAGTTTAGCGTATGAAGGGCATCATAATAGTTACCGATGCTAGAGGCCATGTCAATGATCTCTTTAGTGTCGTGAATCGTGTTGAACACTTCTTTTGGCACATTGTAGATATTACGGATAATGTGTGAATACGACCGAGAGTGAATGTTAGTCTCAAAGAAGCTCCAGTTACTCATAATAGCTTCAAGTTCAGGGATAGAACAAACTGGAGTGAATACTTGCGCCGGGGCCCTGCCCTGCAAACTGTCCAATGCAGTTTGTCTTAGTATGTTACCCGTGAAGATGTGCTGCACTGTATCACTAGCATCTTTGAAGTCCGGAGAATCTTTAGTGAGAGAAATTTCTTCCGGAGTCCAGTAGTATCCGCGAGCAGTCTGGTCAAACTTCTGTAACTTCTGATACTTGACTTCTTCAAACCTTTGAATAGTTACCGGACCTGCAGGATCAAGGAACATCTTGCGACTAAGATAGTCCGTTTTAGTATGTAGATTGTATTGTGCTTTAGACATTAATAGTTTCCTGATGCGAGAACGATCTTACAAATATGTTCAAGGCGTTCCACATGTTCATATGCTCTCCAAGGTGATGTGGATACGGAAACAACTCCGTGACCCTTGATCCCTATTATATCATAGTCTATGTTACCTTGACTGTCAAGATTAAAGGATTTAAAACATTCATCAGCGAGTTGCTGGCTGATAGGAGGAACGTCTCCTACGTTCTTTCCTACATTCGTATATCGGCTGAGTTCCGGAAAACTCTTTACGAGTTCATTGAGTTCAATTCCGGCATGCATCGCTGCTACGCAATAAGTAGGATGAAGATGCACGATGACTCTTACGTCATCTGCATGTTGGCCCATAGCTCGTTGCAAACCAAAATGCAAAGGAATCTCACCGCTAGGAGTGAGATTCTTGCTGATGTCAGTGTAGGGGAGTTCATACCAGATTTCTCCTTTAATTCCAATCTTCTTAAACTGGTCGGGTTGGAGAGTCTGCTTACGAACGCCGCTCGGGGTAATGTAAAAGTGGTCACGCTCATGGTGCCTAATGGAGATGTTTCCATCACGACTAGTAATCCAGTTACGCTTGTAGGCGTCTACTAAAATATCACAAATTGTTTCTAACATGAATGTGGTCCTTTAGACATCGCGTGACCAATGCAGTTTGTCTTGGTGTTTAGGTTGTGTTGTTCTTTGCTCATGCCATCTTCTTATTGATAAATCTAATTCCACCGTATGTGACTAGAATTAGTGTTAGTAGTTTTGCGATGAATGCCCATCCCATGCTATTATACGCTGTTAAGTCAAAAGAAGCAATAGGAGTTTTCACATTCATAGTCATAGGCTTCTCTTCAGGGACAGGAACTGGCGTAGGGGATTCTTCCGTCTTTGCCTCTGAAGGCGGGGCCTGCATATCCTGGTCCGCCGATGCTTCCTCAGTCGGTGCCATAGCAGATGCAACAGCTTCTGAAGGCTTTTCAGCAGACTTGTATACTTTGCCATAATAGTCAACGGTAACGTATCCTCCAAAGAGAACCATTACGCCAATCCATATTGATAATACTGTCTTTCTCATAGCTTGCAACTCTTCCATTCTGTGTCTTGAGTTGGAATCCAACCATTTCTAAAATATTTTATCATATTCATATAAGGACCTATAACTTTGCTTTCAGTAGTATAACACTTTCCATTAGCAAGGTAATAGAGTTTAGAGTAAGATGGATATGAGTTATTAACCCACAACTCATATAATAATTCAGCCTGTTTCCATACTGATTTAGAATAGTCAGTTGCTCTAGGATGATTCCATGGCTTGATACCTGAGTTAGGGTTATTAATCTTCATTCGTTCAGACGTTTGCTTCAAAAACTCATCTGAAAAATTCACCGTAACCTTATATCCGGTTTTGCCTTTATTCCACGGTCCTGTAATTTTACTGGGGTTGTTTGGACCTCGCATATATTCAGAATATTTCCGCTTCAGCCAACCATATACCTTGTTACTGCGTCTCCCCATGCCATTCGCAGTCATAAAAAGTGCAGCATTAAGTAGCTTAGGATTATTAGGATAAATCTTAACCAAGAGTTGATGACATAGATAGTGTTCTTCCGGTGTTAGCTCCACTAGATTATAATTATCGTCTGTGCCTCCTAAACACTTAGGATGAACATGATGCTTTTCGGTGTATTCACTTAACATTCTATTCTTCCCTCGTTCAATCAACCTGTCATATATGCGCTGATAATCCATTTGTATCTCCTGTAATCTATTTATCATAGTTTACAGGCTTTTACAGTTTACAAGCTACAGCTTGCAAGATTCGCAGGACTCATCTTCATCATCAAAGTCAATTATCTCTAGCGGTGCTTCTTCTTCCTCTTTACTACCTTGCTTGTTGATTAGTGAGTAGTAGAAAGTCTTGATTCCCCACAAATGAGCCTGCATCAAGTTCTTAGCGATGAGTGTAGTAGGTACCTTACGACCAGGGAAGTGGGCTGGATTGTAGAAAGTATTTGTAGATATTGACTGATCAACATATACTGCGAGAACAGCAGCAGTCTTGAGATATCCTGCACAATCTATCTGCTCCCACATCATCTGATACTTATTCTTCAGCTTGTGATATTCCGGAACAACTTGAATGAATGAGCCAGCCTTTGATTCCTTCACAGAGATCAGAGACATCGGCATCTCAATACCGTTCGTAGAGTTGATGACTACAGATGAAGATTCAACTGGTGCAACTGCCATCAATGTCGCGTTGCGAACACCGTACTGCTTCATGTCAGTACGTAGCGTTTCCCAATCTAATTCAGGAGCAAAGTCTGCAAGTTCATTAACTCCGGTTGCTCTGAGTTCCCAAGGGAAGATTCCTTGACCGTATCTTGTTTTATCCGAATGCAAACAGGCGCCGCGTTCTTTTGCGAGTTCTACTGTCGCTTCGGTGAGATAGAATGCCTGATGCTCCATCCATGTCTTTACATCTTGTAGAGCATCTTGCTCACCATACTTATAGTTACGCTTCGCATGCCAGTAAGCGAGATTAGTGATTCCGATACCCAACGGTTGAATCTCATCATTGCTCAACTTGCTCTGAATGCTCAAGAAATCTTGATAATCTAGGATGTTACATAGACTACGCTGTAGAATGCGACAAACACGGCGCATATCTTCTGGATTGCGGAATGCTCCCCAATTTACCGACCCCAAGGTGCAGAGGGCTATCCGGCCGGAAGCGTCATCTAACCGCTTGAACGACTTTGTAGGAAGAAGGATCTCGCAATTGTGGACAAGGATATTGTCTGCAAAGAAGCACTCTGTTTCAGGAACAGATATATCATAAACGTCAGTGGGTTCTACTGTTATTTTTCTAATTTTAATCATAATTTAATACATAACTCGTCGGTTTCTGTCAATTCATCTGCCCTGATATATCCTTTATTCTTAGTAAAAATCAGGTGATCCCCGGTGCATCGCAGCACATTACCGTTCTCATCTTCAATTTCATATAGTTCGGTTACTGTCTTTGTTTTGATTGCGGCAGAAACATTTTCCCAAGATACTTGACCGTTATTAAAACTTTTGATTTTTGAAGTGGTTAAACCACCTAACTCAAATCTTTCAACTGCACTAGACATAGAAATTTGCTCAATAGTTCCGTTCTCGTGTTGGAAAGTAACTCGGGTATCACCAGTTACGCAACAAAGATTAGATTGATAGATCGTATGATATTCGGGATCAAACGGGCCTTGGTTCATTACATTGTCAATGAATACAAGATAGATGCGACCAGTATCTGTGCGTTCTTTGAGAATGCCGCCCTTGAATACTTCTTCAGCACTCATGGTCTTCTTACGCAAGTCCTTACGCTTCTCATACTTTACATAGAGTTCTTCAAACTTTTGTGTATTCTTGTAGAATGCTTCATACAAGTCCGGCACTTCGTTTGGATCAAAGAATGTGATGTTCTCTTTATTCTTGAAACGACGCCAAAAGAATGCAGACAGAACGACACCATAATCCATATGACGGACACGAGTCTCTTCCGTGCCCTGATTGTTCTTCAATACGATCAAATCATCAAACTGATGGTGCCAGATAGGGTAAAAGACAGTAGCACTAGCATTACGGATGCCTCCTTGACTACAACTGCGCAGATCACCAAACCACTTCTTTAGAAACGGAATCATACCAGTGTGCATGATTTCGCCCCCTCGAATAGGCGAACCGAGAGAACGAAGTCTGCCAATTTCTAGACCAATGCCAGCACGTTTGCTAGCATACTTTGCCATCATTTCTCCCGATGCAAATATTGAGTCCAAATCGTCATCACTACGGATAAGAACACAACTACTAAATTGTTTCGTAGGGGTCCCAAGACCTGCAAGTACAGGAGTAGCCAGAGTGAAAAGACCATCACTGGCAGCGTTATAATATTCTTTAATGAACTTAAGGCGCTTGCTAGGGTCTTCACCGTGGAAGACGGTAGCTGCTGCCACCATATACCTAATTTGAGGAGTTTCATAGATTTCTTTCGTTGATCTGTTTCTTACTAGATATTTCTCAATGAGTTGTGCAATCGCTGCATAAGAATAAGTCTCATCCTTAGAATGATCAACGATCTCATCCATACGATTCCAATCATCTTCGGAATACCATTCTAGTAGTTCTGCTGTATATAGGCCCGTCTCAACATTCTTCTTCACGATGTCATAGAGATGGGGAGGCGTATATTGACCAAATACATCTTTACGGAGCATAGATAGTCGCTGCTTACCAGCGACATATTGATAATTTGTATGACCAACTGTTGGATTAGATTCAACATCAATAAGATCAACGACCGCCCGCAGTGTGATCTCGTCAATCTCCCGTGTGGTGATGCCGTCATAGAAGTGCGGACTTGCTTTGATCTCAATCATTGACTGACTGATATCAGATGTGCCATTGCAAATTTTAGTGATTTGCGCTTGCCACTTCGCTAGATCAAGTTGTTCTGCGCCGCCGGATCTTTTTACTACATTAATCTTCATTTGCCTGTTTTCTTTACCAATGGATCGGTATCCAAATACCTAATGTTCTTGAATGCTGATAGATTAGTATTTAACACCGACTCAGGGCACCAATTCATGATATATTTTGCGTTATCCACTAATACTAATACGACACTCTCATCATTATCATCTATTCCGTCAACAAAGTCAATGTCTTTCATACCCAATAACATCAGTGTATAGATCATTCCTAATGCCCGTCCGTAGAGGCAATATGTGTTGTCATTCAGTAGATTCCAGGGATCAGGCCAAGATTCAATCTCGTCATGGTGAAGATACCTTGTACTTAGTGGCGTCTTTTGCCAGAATCTATCAACCTCAATGCAGATTGTTTCTATGTCTGCCCCAGTAAGGTCTTCTTTGAGTTGATGCCAGGCTTTGAGGCGAGTATAAAAATCTAATAGGAATATATTAAGCACATTTGTACTTATCTTCGTTGGTTATATGTGATATAAAACAAATAGGCCCTCACATTGCTGTAAGGGCCAGTTGTTACCAGTAGTAATATTAATCTTAGAGTGGAACTTCTTCCCACTGAAATGATGCTGCCAGTGAAGCCGCACCAGATACAGTTGATGTATAGATGGCTGCATATGCACCTGGTGGCAAAATTACCGAACCTTCAAAGTCATAGATTGTGTTCTGAATTGCAGGGACTGTTGTAATAGCACCAGTTAGACCCTGACCGAACACTGTATGTAGGGTAGGAGTACCAACTAGAGTTGCAGATAATGCGACCTTGCCCTGACCAGTTGCACCAACACCAACGAAGCTAGATGCACCTGGAGAAGCAGCAGCAGTAGCAGTGACGATACCAGCAGCAGAATATCCAACCATTAGTCCGATAGTTGATGCAGCAGCAAATGCAACTAGAAAGCTGTAACCAACCTTATCAATGACAAGGTTGACTGTGGAACCTGCTGGATTATAGAGACACAGTCCAGTGTATGTTGTAGCTAATGCGAGTGTGGTTACAGAGGGTGTAGCACCGTTTGAACCGTAGAACTTGTTTCTACGGTAATTGGCTTCATAATAACGTCCGTGTAGTTCTGAAACGATGGCGTCGCCCATGTTGCCTAAGCGAGTTGGGGTTAGAGTACCAGAACCAATTGATGAAGTTGCTGTAACTGGTCCTACTTGTCCTTGTGTTAACATTTATAAAATCTCCTGTTGTTAATGTATTTATACTTTGTGACTGTAAAATTATACTTTACGACTGTAAAGTGAAGGCTGTCGGATCCTGACGGAAGTTTTCTGGTGGATCCATACCATTTATTATGCCATTATTTAGCAACCATGGCATCTCATATCGCTGTTGATTAGCGATCCTAAGTTCTAGCAGCATCTGAAAGAGCATTTCTATAATTGACTGTCCTTCAAATTGGGTAGTGTCTTGCACGTTCAGTGCTGCTGTCCCTGCAAACGTATTTAATAAAGCACCAACTGCGAAAGCAGCGTTGGTCTGCTGTGCCGCTGTAGTAGAAGCAGAAGCAGCGGTTGAAACCGGAGTGTTGACGTTGTATCCAGTAACGAAAGTACGACCACCGATATCTCCTAATGTTCTGCGTCCAAAGCCTGATGTATCAATGATGCCAGCTGGAACAGGGTTGACTGTGGGCGCCGTACCTGCCGTTGTTATCGCCGTACCACCACCAACGCCGACTGTACCTGCAAGACCGCCGTTAACAACAGCACCTGCTCCCCACTGCACTACGTTGATACCGAGTTGAGCAGTAGCAGCAGAAACTGCTGTACCACCAATTGCTGTTAAGTTTTGTGCTACAATGCCAGTGACACCATTTCTTAAGAAATATGTAAATGCTCCCGCAGTCGTAGGTACGATGCGAACATAACGAGCCGTGCAGTTAAAAGTATAAGTGACAGAAGCTACAATTGCCGTAGACATCTGCCCGCCGGCTGCTGAGGAAAGAGCATCTTGGTTGAGTGCAAATGTTATGCCGTCGTTTGATACTTGAAAACCACCTGAAGCAGCAAATGTCGTACCAGTTGTAAGTTGTAATGTTTGATACCCTTGTGTATCAATGATCGTTGTTTGACCTACCTGAGCGTTGACAACTACCGGAGCAGGAGCATCACTCAATACAAATGCGTTCTGAGCATCTTGCTTGACGCCGCTTTGCCCCGGTTGATATGATACATAAATTGGTGTAACATTCTTAGCATCAAGTGCTAATGTAAGATTATCTGCGCCGCCCGGGAGACCTGATCCGCTTCTTCCCTGTATATTGAGCGTGATTGCAGTATTACCGTTGTATTCTAATAGGTTGTAACGAATGTAAAGCGATGATGTCTTTAATGAGTACAACCCACTGCTTGAAATGTTATCTAGAATAGATGGTTCATTTGGTGAAGAGAGGAATAATTGGAACCAGTTTGTACCGTCGTTTGAGCCTTCAATGTTTAGTGATAATGTACTTGTTGTCGTTGTTTGAATAACAACCAGTGGATAGCTTGTCGTATTGATTGATGAACCAGCACCTAATATTATAGCAATCATTGTCTGAGCAGCAATAGTTCCGCCGATACTGACAGTCCATGTATTCACTGAACCGCTTACGATAGTACCAAGGCTGAATTGACCTACGGCACCCTGTGCGTATATTGTCATGCCTGTTGTTAATGCCGGAGACCCCGTTGTCGTTAATGTTGTTCCGCTGCAAGACGCGCCGCTCAACGATATAGGAGTGATGCTACCAGTAAAGAGTGATATTCCATCTTGTAGTGTTATCGTTTCAAAATATGCCATTGTTTTTCCTTAAAATATACTGTATATTCCAGCAGAAACACTATATGCATCAAATGCTGAGTATTGGAATCTTATTATTATGTTTGCTGCACCATCAAGCGTATCTGCACCAGAACATTGGACAGTTACTTGTCCTGTTCCGATGTTCTTGATAGCAAAGGTGTTGCCTAGTGTTGCTGTTGCAAGTGGCAATGTTATTGTTACCGAATTTGCACTATTTACAAGTACTACTTGATCTGTTGCCAATAGAGTGTTACTTGTTGTTACTGTTCTTACCCTCTGAGATGCTGGATTTGACCAAGATAGATTACCTAAACCGTCTGTAATTAATGCATAGTTTGCAGTACCGCCAGTAATATTTACGTTAGAATTTGGTCCTAAGGTAGATATACCAGAAACATTGAAGGTACCAGTGACATTGGCGCCGGTACCAGTGATCACGAGTACATTAGAAGTGCCGCCGACTGATGTAGTTACATTTCCACCCGATGTGTTAATCTTGACATTTGATGTGCCGTTGACGATAGAATTACCTGCGGACGCAGTAATACCAGTTAATTGACTACCATTACCCGTAAAATAGTTAGCAGATACGTTTCCGGTAGCAATTATGTTTCCATTTACCGATAGGTCACCCTGAGTAATGGTAGTGCCTGTCCTGATCCAAGCAGTCTGACTGCTATTATAGGTATAGGTTATCCCGTTAACAACTGTTGTTTGACCGTTAGTCGGTGATGCCGGAAATAATGCCATATTGTTTTCTCATCTATTGTATTATTTATCTATATTTGAATATCCGTCATGAAATCCAAGAAACAGTACCGGTGCCTGCCGTAAATGTTACAACGGTATCACCGCCGGCTGAAGCAGTGCTGTAAGTCAATCCAACGCCTATAGAAATCACTCTAGTGCTGAGGTAACGAAGAATTACAACACCGTTACCTCCTGATCCAGCAGCAGTTCCGGTGCTCCAATTATAGCCGCCGCCGCCGCTGCCTGTGTTGGGGGTTCCATTTTGACCATTTAAACTTGGCTGAAGCTCGCCGCCGCCGTAGCCGCCGCCTCCACTGCCGCCGTTACCTCCACCGGTTCGGCCGCCGCCTCCTCCACCGCCGCCACCGCCAGCTCTCGTAACAGATGAGCCGGTAATTGTAGAAGCAAGTCCGTTCCCACCGTCGCCGGTTGACGTTCCTGATGTCGGGGTATTCGTTCCGCCTGTGCCACTCGCACCACCGCCGCCTCCGCCGCCGTATTGATTGCCACCGCCGCCAGATTGCCCTTGACTTGTTGTCCCTGTTGCGCCGGTGCTATTTGCACTCCCCCCGCCACTGCCTCCTGTTGAT